ATAACTCCATTTTTGGTGGCTACAGCGGTAACCAAGGCGGTCTAGACATCCGTACAGCAAGTAACTACATTGTGTTATCTGATGGTGCTGGTAATCCTAGAACTTTTTGGAATAACACAGGAAGTCAACAAACAGCTACTAATGGGGCTACTTTTGTTTATACAAGCGGAACGGCAAGCTCATTTGCTACTGGTGCGTCTAACAGCATTATGGAATGGTACAATCAAGGGGCAACGCCTTATGGCATGTACATATCTTTTACACAATCCCCAAATAATACTTCTAGTTATTTCTTTCAATGTGCTGATGGCACAAATTCAAAATTATTTATTTATTCAAACGGTACAGTAAGTAATAGAACTGGAACATACAACACTATTTCTGATGCAAAACTAAAAGAAAATATTGTTGATGCCACTTCAAAACTTGATAAGTTAATGGCTGTTAAGGTTCGTAATTACAACTTGATTGGTGATGAATTAAAGCAAATTGGTTTTGTAGCACAAGAGTTGGAAACTATATTTCCATCTTTGATTGACAATGTTCCTGATTTGGATGAAAACAAAGAACCAACTGGCGAAGTTACTAAAGGTGTAAAGCTAACAGTAATGATTCCTATTCTTGTAAAAGCAATCCAAGAACTCAAAGCAGAATTTGACGCATATAAAGCAATCCATCCTTAAGGAATAATATGTTAGAACTAACACCTGAACAAGAAGTACAACGCAACTACGATGCCGCAATGGATAGCGTAAACCTACTCAACGCTGGCAAGCCTGAAGATATGACTGATGAAGATTGGGCAGATACAGTTAAGCGTAATAAAGAACACCTTGAAATTCAAATTGCTAAAGGTGAATACTACGCTGGGCATGATTTAACGCCATTTGAAAACGCCGTTAAATAATTTTAGGGCAAGCCAGCAGCCCACCTTGCTGGCAAATTTTTTAGGACTTAAAAAATGGACAAACTTACTCTATCAACCGACTTAGTAAACGGTATTCTTCAATATCTCGGCTCACGCCCTTTTGTTGAAGTTGCTGGTTTAATCAATGAAATTCAGAAGCAAGCTGCTGATCAAGGTGCTCCTGCACCTGTAGAAGCACCAGCTGCAGAACCTGCTGAAGCACCTGCCCAATAAGGACAAAACCATGAATTTTCTAAATGAACTAGAGGCTCACTTAGAGTCTTTTGAAACAAAAGCGAAGGAAGAAATTCAAAAGTTCATCGCTCATGTCAAAAGTAAATACTCTGAGCCAGCTCCAGCTGTTGTAGCTGCTCCTGCGCCAATCGCTCCTAACGGTGAACTCACAATCGGTCAGGTAGAAGCGCCAGTAGCTGAAGAACCTGCTTCAGTTGCAGAAACACCTGTGTTAGAAGTTACCCCAGTAGCTGAAGAACCTGCTGCAATTGAATCTACTCCCGCAGAGCCAACTGAAGAGAAGTAAAATGGATAACCTAGAACATCAAGTCAATGATACCGAGAAACGACTATTTGCTCATGAAGCAATCTGTGCAGAGCGATATCAAGGTATTCAAGATGCTTTTGCAAAAGGCACAAAGCGTATGCAAAAAATTGAATACTTGCTTTACGCTATTATCACTGCGGTGTTACTAGGTCCCAACTTTGCAGCAGACTTAATTAAGCATTTTATTGAAAAATGAAAAATGTCAGATCCTTTTGGTATATCCGAAGGAGCAAAAGCTCTAAGTGGTAGTCTTGATGGCAGCAGAGATGCTGCAAAAGGATTATCTAAAAGCATTGAAGGTATTCAGCAGGATGGTATAGACGTAGCCCAACGCAAAGCCAATGAAAGGCGAAGGGCAGCGAGGGAAGCAGAATTAAAGAAGCAAACAGCGTTGATTAAGGCGTTGGAAGATTGGAATAATAAAAAACAGATCAGCGATCAGGAAGCCAAGCTAAAGATTGATTTTGTAAAGAAGTACGGTGCAAAAGAGTGGGATGCAGTATTAAAGATTAAGTTGGATATTGAAAATCTTGAAAGAAAAGCGAATGAGGCTTTTCAGCATGATGTAAAAGAAGTGCGTAAGGTTCAGATTTATTGCTTTGCAGTGGCTGCGGTCATAGCATGGTATTTGACTTGGGGTATTAAATGAATGATCGAATGGCTTGGCTCTGCGTTTGTATAGTTATTTGGCTGATATTAGGTGTTTATATTTTAGGAGGTTAAATGGATATTTTTACTCATCTTCTTACTGGAAAAGATAATACTACTCACGATATTGCTAAATGGGCATGGATGCTTGGATTTTTGCTTGTAGGTTGTTCTGCAATCTATTTAATCTATACAGGTAAAGAGATTAGTCTTACCGAACTCGCTGGTGCTTTAGGTATTGTATCAGGATCAGGTGCGGCTTCTGTTGCTGGAAAACAAATGGCTGGTGCTGAACCAGATGCTAAATAATGTTTAAGACTTTATTAGGTTTTATTACAGGTGGTTCATCAACTGTTTATTTTATTGCTGGTGCATTTTTAGCTGGCTCTATAAGCGGTTGGTATGTAGCTTCAGATCATTATGAAGCTAAGATTGCTAAAGTTAATCAAGAAGCCTATGAACATGAAACTAAAGTAGTTGCAGAACAAGCAAAAATTGCTCAAAATACTCAAAATGCAAAGGATTCCAATGAAGCACATTATCAGCTATTGCTTAATCAGTATCGTGGTATCGGCTTGCACAACTCCAGTTTACAAACAAACGGAAGTGCCACCCTTGCAATACCAAGTCAAGGACTCAGATTACTTGAGCCAGATGCAGAAGTTCTTATTGGGTTTGCAAAGTCCTGCCAAGACACAGAAATAGAAAGAAACGATGTTATTCAAAAATATAACGCTTTGATGGTAAAATAATGATTGAAAATTTTGAAAAATCTTTAAATATGCTACTTGAATCTGAAGGCGGCTTTGTAAACAACCCAAAGGATCCAGGTGGTATGACTAACCTCGGGGTTACGGCAAAGACTTGGTCCGAATTTAAAGGTCGTGCAACATCCGAAAAAGAAATGCGTAATCTCACAAAAGATGACGTAGCCGTATTATATGAGAAGAAATATTGGGATACTTGTAAGTGCGATGATTTACCTTCAGGTGTAGACTACTTAGTCTTTGATTTTGCAGTAAACGCTGGTCCTGGTAGATCAATAAAGATATTGCAAAAAGCCATTGGAGTACCTGAGGACGGATCAATTGGTCCTGTTACCCTTCAGAATATTGACGTCATGGACAAAAGTGAATTAATCACTCGCTTTTCAAATGCTAAAAAAGAATTCTATGAATCACTCCCAACTTTTCCTACATTCGGTAAAGGTTGGCTTTCCCGTATTGACACTGTACGCGGTAACGCTAGTCGGTTATTAGGATAAAAATATGAGTATTCCAGCCTACGCAATGACGTATGACAACTTATCCTCTAATGTACTACAGTACTTAGAGCGTAAAGATGCTTCTACTATTGAACAAATTCCTAACTTTATCATGCTCGCTGAATTTGAAATTGCTGAAATGATGAAGTCATTAGGTCAACAGGCTGTAGCGGAATCTACAATGGAAGCGGGTAATTCAATTATCCCGAAACCTGCAAGGTGGCGTAAAACAACTTCATTTAATATTACAGTAAACGGAAAAAAGCAGCCTGTTTTATTGCGTAAGTATGAATACCTAATCAATTACTCCAGCGGTACAACTACTGATACACCGTTGTATTACGCGGACTATGATTATGATAATTGGTTAGTTTCACCTACTCCAAATATTGCGTATCCGTTTGAAGTTCTCTACTACGAGCGTATTCAACCGTTGTCCTCTGACAATCAAACGAATTGGTTAACTCGTAACGCTCCGAATGCAATGCTTTATGGAACTTTACTTCAAGCAATGCCGTTTCTTAAAAACGATCAACGTGTAATTTTTCAGTCTAAATATACAGAAGCCATTACCGCTTTGAGTAATGAAGATAAACTACGTATTGCCGATAGGCAAGCAATTGCTCAGGATTCTTAATCATGGAATATACTTCACCTTTTACTGGCGCGACAATCTCACCTTCTCAGGTGGGGTACAATGCTTTAACTCTTTCAGTTAATACTACTCTTGAATGGCCAATTAACGGTAACGCCAGTGATAATGTAGCTGCAAATATTGTTGAAGTAAACGCCACTGCCAGTGGGTTAGCCTTATTAATGCCTCCTGCCGCTCAAGTTTCAACTGGGCAGGCAGTCATCATTACTAACGTCAGTGCTAACACCTTCACTGTTGAAGACAATGGTGGAGCTACGCTCGCTAGTGTTGACTCTGGTGTTTCTATTTATCTTTACGTAACTGACAATTCAACTGTTAATGGATTATGGGCATCTATTACATTCGGAGCAGGTACTTCAGCTGCGGATGCCGCTGCCCTCGCAGGTTACGGCTTAATACCCCTCGGTCATACTCTGAATCAAGCGTATCCTGTTACTAATTATTATTCTAATGCATCTTTAAATTCAACTGATCGCGCTCAGTTTACAATTTGGAGCGGGGGAGCGGGAACTTTTACGTTACCTTCAGCCTCAGCAGTAGGTAATAATTGGTTTACAATGATTCGCAATAACGGTACAGGTATCTTGAATATTGTACCTGTAGGTTCTGACCTTATTGACGGAAATTCATCTGTTCAATTACAAATTACTGAGTCTTTTGTAATTGTATCTAACGGTTCAGGATGGAACACATTTGGATACGGTCAAGCCACGGAGTTTGCGTTCACTATTCTTTCATTGGTTCTCACTGGGGGTACGTATACTGAGACTGCCTCACAGGCATCAAACCTAATTCAAGAAATTAGCGGAACTTTGACTAGTAATCAAATCGTCATCCTTCCACCTACTGTTCAATTGTATTCAATTAATAACCAGACTACTGGATCTTTTACTTTAACTTTTAAAACAACTTCTGTTGGTGCTCAAGTTGTATCTGTTCCTCAAGGTGCAACCTTGTTGATTATTTGTGACGGAACTAATGTATACAGTGCATCATCAGGCTCTTCCAGCTCTATTACGTCATTAACCCTCGGTAATGGTTCATTGTCCGTGCCCTCTTTAAAGTTCGCTGGAGACCCTAATACTGGTTTATATTTACCTAGTTCTGGACAACTTGGCTTTGTTGTTAATAACCTATTAGCAGGTCTATTCAGCGCAAACGGATTATACGTGCCAAACGGAATTGGTGGAGGTAACTTTTGACCGCTGAAGTCTATAACTTATCTATTGCTCCAGGGATTCAAAGAGATGGAACTCTCTTTGATGCGCCCTGTTACGTCGATGGTGTATGGGTGCGTTTTCAGCGGGGTCGCCCTCGTAAAATCTGGGGATACAAAGGTATATTTATAAATGCTCCTGGTATTACTAGGGGTATGGCTATGCAGTCTCAAAACGGTGAGAACTATGTTTACGCTGGTTATTCAGATTCATTGCAGTATTGGCAAACTGACAATGATGACGGCGTAGGTTCTGGTCCGTATAATGTTACCCTAAATAACTTTACCGCCAATGACAATAACCTCTGGCAATTTGATATTTCTTATGATTCAGCTGGTACGGGTGCTTTAACCCTCATCGCCCATCCAGGACAAAACTTAGAAGATATTGACAGCACCGTAAATACTCCTGTGTTGTTTGGAACATTTCCTGGTGGTTCTATGTCTAAAGTGGGAGTATTCACTGCTACGGGGACAGCCACGGGAACTACGATTTCAATTCCTACTCAAAATTACCTAATCGCCGTAGGTCAAACCGTTACGGGAACTGGTATTCCTGCTAATACTAAGGTCACATTTGTAACAGTAGTAACTAGCCCAACCCCCTTAACTACGGTAACTATTAGCAATTCAGTATCAGGTAGCCCAACCTCATTTACATTTGACAATAATATTGCTGTTTCAGGTGGATGCGTAATGCTTTACCCTTACCTATTTGTTTACGGTAATAATGGGTTACTTAAAAACAATTCAGCGGGAGACCTGCAAAATTGGGTCGGTGCAGATGCAAACGAGAATAACGTAGCTTCTACAAAGATTGTAAAAGGTTTACCCGTACGCGGCGGAACTACAGCGCCAGCAGGTCTTTTCTGGTCATTGGACTCTTTGATTCGTGTTGTGTATAATCCAACTACAGTCGGCACGTCAACAATTTATTGGACATACGATATTGTAACCTCTCAATCATCAATTCTTTCATCACAATGTGTTATTGAATATGACGGTATTTACTTCTGGTGTGGTGTTGATCGCTTCCTAGCTTATAGCGGAGTTGTTCAAGAAGTACCAAATGATATGAACATGAATTACTTCTTTGACAATTTGAATTACGTTCAAAGGCAAAAAGTGTGGGCTACAAAGATTCCTCGTTGGGGTGAAATCTGGTGGTTCTACCCTAAAGGTGATTCTGTTGAATGTAATGATGCTATCATCTTTAACTTTAGAGATAAAAAGTGGTACGACGCAGGTCAAGCCCTCGGAGCTAACCGCTCATCAGGTGTTTTTTCTGAAGTATTTCGCTTCCCTATCATGGCGGGTAATCAAGTTGATCAAGGTGATACGTACACTTTATGGCAGCATGAAATTGGCGTTGATGAGGTACGCTTGAATCAAGTTAATGCTATTGAGTCATCTTTTGAGACTAATAGCCTAGGCTGGGTTAATGGTGGTCCAGGAACAAAACAAATTAAAGGTTTAAACCGCTGGATACGTGTTGAACGTGTTGAACCAGACTTTGTTCAATCAGGTGAAATGAGCATCATCGTAACTGGTAAATCTTATGCTGATGATGAGAATCAAGTTTCAGAACCATACGTGTTTGATTCTACAACTCTTAAAATTGACATGCGTGAACAAAGACGTGAAATGCGTTTAAAATTTGTAAGTAATACCGTAAACGGAAACTATCAAATGGGTAACGTATTAGTTAGCGCTGACATTGGCGATGAACGCGGAACGGGTAACCCATGATAACGTATGATCCTCGTGGAATGGATTGGAGCAAGTGGTGCGCACTAATGGCGGAATTATTCGCTGCGCAACAGCTCGGTACAGTGCCAGAAGAAAGATGGAAAGAGTGGGCAGACGGCATGCAGGGAATCGGTTATTTTGTTAATTCAGGAGTTCCAGATTCAAGGATGTTTGATAACTGGCGACCATGGGCAGAACAATTAGTAGGTATTATGACAATACGGAAACATAAATGAAACCTTCAGAGATTATTAAAAAAGAAGCTGAAAAGCGCGGGTTAGATGCAACTAAAACCCTTGTCAGCGTTCAGTACATTCTAACACATAAATTAGGTTTTCTCCTCAGCAAGGGGAATTCTGTTTTGTTATTAGCAAAGATCGGCGATAATGAGTATGAAACTCATTTATTTACCGAAGATTCCCCTCTCAAATTAGCTCAAGCTATGATTTCTATATTTCATGATATTGAAAAGCTAAATATTAAAGCAATTTATGGAAATGCTGATAATCCTCAGATTATTAACCTTTTAAAGAAACTTGCTGAAAAAGAGGGTACTGAAATTCAAGATCCTGATAAGCCAAATTATAACTGGATGATTCGTCTATGAGATACAATCAATTTTCAATGCTCCCTGAGAGGGCATTTCAAAAACGCTTAGGTCTTTTTGGTTCTGCCCCTGCTACTTTAGAAGGTGGAGGTGGCGGTGGTATTATGGCTGTCGTAGCTGTGGTCGCTACTGTTGCGCTGGCTGTTGCTACTGACGGTGCATCATTAGCTGCGGAAGCTGCTATTGACGGCGGCGCGGTCGCTGCTGACGGAGCTATTGCCGCTGGTGAAGTCGCCACAGCTGACGCTGTAACTTCTGCGGCTGCTGATGCTGCAATTACCACTGGCACCGAGGCGGCAGCGGGGACAGCTGCGGCTGATACCGCTGTTGCTACTGGAGCAGACGTAGCTGCCTCAGAAGCCGCAACTATCGAAGGCGCCACAGCAGCTGGAGAAGGTGCAACTGCTGCGGGTGAAGGTGCTGCCGCTGCTGGAGAAGGTGCTGCAGGAACAGCTGGAGAAGCCGCTGGTCAAAGTGCCGCGCAAACAGCATTGCAACAAGCTGGAACTGGAGCCTTAAAAAGCGCGGCTATGAATAGCCTCGGTCAATTAGTAAGCACTGGTTCTATTGACCCAAATAAAGCCTTGAAAGCTGGCGTTATGGGTGCAGTAGGTGGCGGTATTGGCGGAGCATTAGGTCAAGCTGGTGCAAATCCATTAGTTGCCAATACCCTTGCAGGCGCAGCTACAGGAGCTACTGGAGCTGCTTTGAATGGTGGAAATATTGGTCAAGGTGCATTAGTAGGTGGTGCAGGTGGAGCAGCTACGGGCGCAGCTCAAATGGGCGGTCAAGCACTTGGATTAAATCCAACCCTTCAAGGTGCTTTGACGGGGGCGACTCGGGGTGCTACTAATGCAGCGATTAACAACGGTAGCATTGGCACTGGAGCTCTGACAGGTGGTATTGTAGGTGGCGTATCTTCAGCCGCTAATCAAGCTGGAACTGCGGCTCAGAATGCGGTAACGGGTGGAACTGGTAACAGTTCATTACTCGGTCAAGTATTAGGAGGTGCAGCTGGATATGAAGCCAAAACGGCATTAGCTTCTAATAACGCCCCTACTACTCAAGCTAGCGGAAGTTTAAAATCAACTTCAACGGGCATTCCTACTGCGGCTATTCAATCTCAAAATCAAGCATCTATTCAAAGTCAAACGGGTGCTCCCTCAATTGCAGGTGAAACTTCTAGCGGATTGTCTAACCTTGCGCTCGCTGGTTCTCAAGCTGGTATTCCTACTGGATCCAGCGTAAACTTTAATACGGGCACTGCGAGTAACTCGGCTCCTAGTTCTGGTTTGAATAATAGTGGCTTACCTGCGGCTTTGACTCCTGGTGTTTTGGCTTCTAATCCATTATCTACTGCGGCTCAATCTTCTAATCCTCAATTAGAACAACTGCTTCAGTTGCATCCGCAACTCGGCTCTGTTGATCCGCGCATTTTAACTTCTTTAATGGCTTCTACGCCTCAAGGTTATAAAGCGGGCGGCGTGGTAGGTTACGCTAACGGCGGTCACGCTGAGCATGTACCTGAATTTATTACTGGTAAAACAGGTCATCACGTCAAAGGGCGCGGTACTGGTCAATCAGATGAAATTCCAGCGATGCTCGCTAATGATGAATACGTGTTTGATGCTGATACTGTAGCGGCACTCGGTGATGGTTCATCTGAGGCTGGTGCAAAGTTCTTAGATCATTTTCGTCAATCTGTACGTGCGCATAAACGTGCGGCTCCAGTTGACAAAATCCCTCCAAAGGCTAATCCGTTAGCTTACATGAAAGAAGCCTTAAAACGGCATAAAGGATAGTCATGGCAGCTTTAGATACTTCTGTAGGTGGAGCTTCAACTTTAGGCGGCTCAATTGCACCAATGCCACAACAAGGTGTAAGCACTGACCCATATGGCACATTAAATGCATTACCACTTGCAAATGGCGCATCAAATCCTTATCAAGGTCAGAATCAAGCTGCCTATAATCAATTTTCAGGAAATTACGCATCAATGGGTAATCCTAATGGACCATCTATAGCAGCTATGGGTCCAACCTATCAAGATTGGACAAATGCTAGTTCTCCAGCAGATTATCAAGGTTATGTGAATGCAACGCCAACTGGAAATTTACCTATAACCCCAACGGCTGGCGGGGGTTTATCTTCATTATTACCTACAGCATCACCAAATACAGGAAACAATAATATGGCTTATACCCCTGCAGTGGGTGCATTACCTCCAAACTTAGGCGTAACCGCAGGTTCAGCTCCAGGAACAGGCTCTTTAACTCAAGGCACAGCCCTGCCTAACATTACTACCACTCAAGCTCAAGCGACTGCTACTCCGCAATTTTATACTGATTATTTGAATCAGTTAGCTACTCAAGGCGCGGGTGCGGCTCAAGGTGCTCAATATGTGGGTGCTCAACCTTTACAGACTCAAGCATTTCAACAGGTAGGTCAAAACGTAGGTAATTACCAACCCGCCTTGACTAATGCTACTAACCTTGCTTCTAGCGTAGGTGGAACTAGTCTAGCTGACGCTATTGGCAATTATGGGCAAGCAAATATCGCGGCTAATCTTGCACCTCAAGCTACAGCGGGAATTGTAGGTTCAGGTCAATTCGGTTCTACTCGCGGCGCTCAAGCCCTTGGTCAAACCCTTTCTAATGCTGACCTTGGTATACTCGCTCAACAGCAAACCGCATTACAGCAAGATCAAACTAATAAGTTAAATGCTGCAAATACATTAGGTAACCTCGCTACGACTACTCAGAACCTCGGTCTGGGTGACGTTAATGCTTTATCTACCCTCGGTGCTCAGCAGCAAACTATTGGTCAAAATGCCCAGTTGTTCCCAATGTCTCAACTTACAGCAGAATCAAACCTGCTCAAAGGTGCTACAATCCCAACAGCGACCAGTTCAACTTATACTGGACCGATTCCTGGAGCTTACAATACTTCTCCTCTCGCACAGATTGCAGGTGTTGGTTCAGCGCTATTAGGTACTTCTGGAATTTCTGGTTTGTCAACTGGATTAAGCAAGTTAGTTAACGCTTTACCTACTATTAATTTTGGAGGTAATGGAAGTACAGATACTACTAGCGCAGTAAGTACGGGTCCAGACAACAGCAGCCAATATGCTGCAGGTTCAACTGATGCCGCCGCTGCAAATATAGCTAATGCTTATGGATATAGTAACTTTGATCCCAATACGATGACAGCTACTGATTCAAGTGGGAATACTTTAACATACAACACTGACACAGGTACATTTGAATGACACAAGTACATTTGAATCTTAAGGAAAATATATGGCAACTATAGGCGCATTACCCGCAGCCCCTGCGGGAATCGGTACAGATCCAGAAGCTCAGCAGGCTTATGTTGACGCATTAAGTAAAGTCGCGGATTCCCTTGAGAACCGTGGTGGTACAAACTGGTTTAACGTAGCTCAAGGCTTCCTCGCTCCTACTCGCGGGGGTTCATTCGCTGAATCTGCGGGTAATGCAGCGGGCGCAATCGGTAAGGACATTGAGCGCGAGAAAGAACTCGCTCCTAGCCTAGCTATGATGCGTGCTCAAATTGCTGGTCAAAAATATACCATGCAGAATGACGCAAAAGCTCTCGCGCTGATGGGTACAACCCTCGGGGTGGCTCCTAATGAAGTACCGAATGCTCTCAGTTCAGGTAATGTTAATGCTGATCAATCCGCTAAGTTGCAATCTATTTATCCGCTGGTAGCTTCTCTTTCCCCTGCTCGCGGTGAAATTTTAAAAAATATGATCGGCTTCAGTAATGAATCAGTTAAGGCTGGAGCTGAGAAGTCTAATGCTGATGTAGCATCTGCTCGCTTAGAAGCTGAATTCCCAGGAATGTTGAAAAAACCTGAGGTTCAACCTGTAGCTCAAAGTGGTTTTGGACTCAATTACCCTGTTGAAAAAGCCACAATTTCTAGCCCATTCGGTGAACGTAAGAATCCAATGGACACTGCTAAAACTGAAATGCACGGCGGTATTGATTTTGCCGCTCCTCTCAATTCCCCAGTTCAAGCCGTATTACCAGGAAAAGTTGCTTCAATCGAAAAGTCTCCTGATGGATTCGGTAACCGTGTTATTGTTGAGCATCCTAACGGAACAACCTCATATTACGCACATTTGAATGATGTGAATGTTAAGCAGGGAGATGACCTCACTCAAGGTCAAGCACTCGGCACGGTAGGTTCTACTGGTAGGTCAACTGGTCCTCATGTTGAGTTCGGTATTCTTGATAAGAACGGAAAACCTGTTGACCCTTCATTGTTATTTCAAAAAGGTCAAGCACCTCAAAATGCTCAAAAGCCTGCGTCCGGAGCTGAACCTTCAGGCATGGGTGTCGCGGGACAACAGGCAGTCCTTAAAGAACAAGCCGTTGCAGGTAATAAGCAATATAACACTATGCGTGATGCTTTAACTGGTGAAATGCCTGACGCATTTGTAACTTCTAATGCGCAGTTGGATCGCCTACACAACATCGCCACTCGTAAAGATGCGAATCAAATCTTCGGCGTCCTGCAGGCAGGTGATGAAGATTCCTTTGTCAAAAAGCTCGCAAAGATCGGCATGTCCGCAGGTGATGAAGGTGTTACCGTGGGTGACATTGGTCATTTAAAAACTAACTTTGATTCACTCGTACGTAACTCCACTTTGAATACTGAGCAGAAAGCGGCAGCTAGTGAGGCAGCAAACATCCTCGCTAATCAAGTTATTATGAACCTCAAGACTAGCCGTCAATCAGCTTTCGGTGCTCGCTTGACGAACTATGAAGATATGCAAATGCAGGCTATTAACTCTAACATGGGTAATATTCCTCAATTTATTGACAAATGGGCGGCTCAACGTAAGTTAGAGAATTCTAAAAACCTCGCAGTGCGCGATGCTTATTCTGACTGGGTAAATGAAAAAGGTGAGAATTACGCCAATACGCATTTGAATGAATTCTTTAATTCTAAACAATCACCCTTCCGTCAAGTTCCTGAGAAGTATGCTCAATACTATAGTTATTTAAGCAATAACTATAAATATAAACCGCAACAATAAGGTTCATTATGTCCGATGCTATTGCGCAGCAGTTTCAACAAGATCATCCTGAGTTATTTGCAAATACTCAAGAGGGAACAACTCAACCCCCTAATACTCAAGGTGAAGACCCTGTAGCGTCTCAATTTAAACAAGATCATCCTGAACTGTTTAATTTGACTCAAGGTGAATCTGGTTCCCCTAGTGGTTCAGTAACTGTTACAAGTGCCCCTTCTACCTTTGATGCGGGTGACATTGGTTCGGCAATTGCGGGCGGAATAGCGGGTAAAGTATTTAATCAACCGATGGTAGAAGAAGTTGTAAAAGCTCCAGTTACCGACGCTGCATTGAATACAGCAAAAGTAAATGCAAACGTAGCTCAAAATGCGTTTGAGAGAGCGCATCAGGCTCATGCTGAAAATATTTTAAATACTCATCAGCAGCATCAAGCCGCCCATACTGTTCTCAAAGATGCTGAGGCTGAACTCAAGCTCGCTCAAAAAGAAGCTGCTAAGCACGGAATATACACTCCATCTACTCAGAAAACGGAGTTAGGTAAGTTAATTCCAATGGATGAAGGCTTACCCCCAGCTCAGGGTAAAAACGTCGTGAAGCCCCTCGGAGGAGTTGCTACTGAGAATTATGGTAAGTCTTACGGCTTAACTGATTTTGATGCTGCTCGTGCAATTGACACTACCAAAAATGAAGAAGGTGTTTGGGACATTATGAAGCAGGTCAAAAATGCTGAGGCAAAGATTGGTCCTGGATACGCTATGGTACCTGAACGGTCAAATCTTTTATTACCTACCATGCCCAGCTCTGCTCGTGGAGCTGAAAAAGTAGATACTAGCGTGGCTGATGCAGCTCGTGCTCGCTTAGCAGAGGCTACAGCGGCGCACAATCAAGCTAAATCTGAATTTATGTCTTTAGAAGATCAATTAGCAAAGTTAAAAGGTACAATCCCCACTGACGTAACGCGAAATAAAGAAATGGCAGCTCGCCTAGCAGACAAAGCGCATTTGCTTCAGGAATCTGCCGCTTTACCCGAACTTACAAACATGGGAAAAGTCTGGAACGGTGCAAAGTGGGTGGGTGCTAAAATGGCTGGACCGATTACAGGTGGATTCGGAGCATATGATTTATATGAAGCTGCAAAAGACCTAAATGAAGGTCGCACTGCTGCAGGAATCGCACACACTGTAGGTGGATTAGGTGGATTAGCTAGTTTAACACCTTATCCCCCTGCAAAAGTTATAGGTACTGGCTTGGCAATTGGAGCACCTTTAGTTTATGAAGCAGGTAAAGCTAAAAATCTCTGGAAATAATTTCCTCTTTAATCCCGCCTTTAGGCGGGATCTTTTTATCTAATACGAGATACTTTAGCTCGCTTTAGAACCATTTCGTATTGTTCCTTAGCATTGGCATCAAGAGAACGGAGTGGAAGTTCTTGATAATACTTCCACTTGTCTTTATACTCTTGCAGTTCTGACGGAGGAGTCCAACCCGCCATTTTCCAGCGGATTGTAATATCAGTGCCTGCAGCTGTCCAAATGTGATCATTCATCTTCAATCTCCTTTTGTGGGTCAAATTGTTCACGCCAATCTTCTAAAACTTGGAGTAGGTGCTTCCTGAAGTTTTGACGCATTACAAACTCTCCTGGCTGATACATATTTATAAATCGTTGCAATGGATCAGTTACCCCCTGTAACAATCCATTGGGCTCTGGTAAAATGTCCGTTGGATCTTTTGGGATTGGTTTTACTATACCGTAAATTTGATCTGTCATTGGGGCATCCCGACCTTGCATGGTTAATTCTTCAATCTCTTTACGGATTTCAGCTTCAGTCTGTTTTACTTCTACTTTAGGTTCTTCTTTTACTGCGATTTTCTTAGTCGCCATTTAAATCTCCTCTGGGTCATAGCCCTTTGATATTAACCAATTATCTATTAACGTATGCGCTTCATCTTCTAAATGCTCAGGAATTCTACGCTCTACATAAGTTGTTTCATGTTTCGGAGGTGGTGGAACGTAGTCTTCTGCAAATCCATAAGTGTTATTTAAAGATTGTCCCTCACCTTTGATTGGTGCATCACCGAATCCGCTCGGTTTAGTTGCCATATTTTCCTCCGAATAAAGGTTGTGCGGGTTGCCCATCACCGCATTTTATTTGTTGTTCAAGCGAGTATTCCGCAGGTTTATAAATACTAGGTACGTTTGCTTTGAGTTGATCAATAATACCTCCTACAAGATTATACGTCATAGGTGATTCTATAAATTCAGGATTACCCTCAATTAGTTTTTCAACATTTTCAACAGCTTGAATAATCAACATTATTAAAGTAACTTTTTTCTGCTCTTTAGAAAATTGATCTTCCAATAATGCTAACTCATCAATTCTTTTCATTTCTATACTCCCATTTTCTATAATTTGGATATTTGTTCTGCCACCATCTACAAGGTTTATACCGACCTACGCTTACTGTTGCTCTTAAAAAATTAAATCTTGATAAAATTTCATGACGAGACTGCCGCCTGCGAGTCGCCATTGGGCTTTTATCCCGTCTGGGTATCAGTTGCCGAGTCAGCATCTAATTTCTCCTTTATGAGTTCATCGGTTAATTGATTCAAAAGCCTACGCGCCTCATCAACTTCTTTTATTGTAGGCTGCTTTTCAAAGCATATCCAAACTCCGCTAGCCATGATTGCAGTATGAGCATCTTTGAGTTTATCTTCCATTCCTAGTCCTCAAAAGATACAAGGCTAGCAATGCAGCTTCAGCTCGTCCGTCATCTTTTTTACGTTTAAAGAGTTCAGATTTTGATGGCCAGAGTCGCATCGCCATCTCCCGTGCTCCGTCTTTAGATGCATTTGCTCCCATAGCCTTCTTCCACACCTGCGGGGTAACGAGGGTGTAGGGAATATCAAGACCTGCGAGTGTCCCCTCAAGAATACCGAGTGAACGTCCAAAAGAGAACATACTCGTTACGCCTTGTCCTGGCATTGCGTTCACCTGCTCAATCATTCCTTCTACCGATTGAGTTTTGAATAAGCGAAGTTCAGCACAAATTGCCTGCGGGTTTACTCTCTGCTTTTTGGACTTACCAGAAACATACTCAAGAGTTGGCATATCATATATGTCAACAATTGCGCCGCCTTTGTCTAGCACTGCGAGTGCGCCATAAGTTCCTGGATCAATACCTAAATAAAAGTCTGCCATGTTATTCCTCAAAGTCCATATTTTGAATTGCTTTCATTTGCTCCTTAGTCAAACTGAACCAAGGCTTCTTTCCACCTGCTTTAAATGCGTCATCCCAGATTTCTTTTGCTAAGGCTTTTAGGACGTCTATGTTATTAAACTGCTCCCAGTATTCATCAAAGCCGTTGTCTTCATGTTCTGATTGTACATTTGACATTCATATCTCCATCTTTATTTAGAAATTCATAAATTATTTCAGCTACTGCTACAAAGTCCGTAGGAGTTTGAAATTTAGCCTCAGCTATTTTCTCACAATAAATCATAGCATAATCTAACGCTTCTTTTCTACTGAAATAAGCCATTATTTACCTTTCTGTACGTAACTGTCTTCACAACCTGTCAATTGAGTTTCCATAGGCAGCTCTACGGCGTAAGATTCGCAGAACCACTTTCCGTCTTCAATAGGTTTAGAGAACTCGCATGTACGGCAGTTTTTGAGCGGCGGCTTTTTATCAAAGCACACTTCTTTAAAGTCGCACCATCGGCAGGGGTAAGCCTCATCACTCTCACCAATACGCGCTGGACGTATTTCTGCATTAACTAATACATCAATACGTTTGAGTATGTCATTTTGAGTGTGCGTGTCTGGCTTTATGCGCCGAACGTAAAAAGCCTCATTGTCTTTAGAAAGAGCGAGGTATAACCCGCGTTCAATGCCGCTAAATAACATTCCCGCCTGAACTTGATAATAATGCATCGGCTTAGAAATGACAACACCTTTCTTTTCTAACTCCTCAAAAGACTTTTTGTTGTGTGTTTTTATTTCAAGAACATGTGGGGTATTCTCAGCTGAAGGTATACCCTTGATGACTCCGTCAGTTTTGACTACAAAATGCCCTGTTTTGTCTGTGAATGTAAATTGCTCTCCGTTAGAGTCTTTTTCATAAACTTGATATTCAGCATTCTTTAAATCTGAAACGATTCGGTCTTCCTGTAGGTTACCTGTTTCAAATAAGCGTAGCATGCGTCCGTCAAAATCAACTTTGTCATAGCCGCGCCAATCCATCCAGATCTTCCTGAGGCATTCCTCTCCTATGCTTGACGCACCGAGCCTAGACAACCTCATTGGTCTGTCTTGACGAGCCTTGATGCCGCTATAAATGCTTCCAATCATTTCATCCTCAGCTGCGGGGATCATAATTGGCGCTGGTTTTTTAGTTGCCATGTATTTCCTTTATTGCGTTATTAATGGGGCTACCTATGCAAACGGGGGTAGCCGCTCCGTGTTCTTTCGATTAACTTGCACTGATCTGAACAAACCTTAATCCCAAGGATTCTTCTTTTTACCTTCCTTGGCTTCTGCTTTTGGCTTTGCCTTGTCTAGGTCATCATCTTCTAAATCAAGCAATGATGGCTCTTTTACTTTAGGCTTTGCGGCTGGAACTGAATCCTTTGAAACATAGCCGACAATCTTGTTACGGTCAGAGTAACCATTTGTACCCTTTTCAATATCAAGAACCGCCGTAAAACTACGCTCAAGCAATTCATCAACCGAAGTAGCGTTTGGCTTACCGCAGGCACGTGCCCATGCTGAAACTTGCTCCCTGCCAATGCGTTGTGCCTTCTCTGAATCATTGTGAATATTGTAGTTATTCCAAATCTTACGGTTAGCGTACTTACCAGAAACTACTTCAAAAGTCGCAGCGATCATTGTGCCGCCTTTTTGAGTTGTTTTCTCTTCTGCCTCGGAACATTTGAGTTCATAATCGCCTTTAGGCAATGGCTCAAAACTACGTTCTTCAACTTCATACTCATTTAAATCAAATCCAAATTTAGACATTCTATTACTCCTTTAGGTTATTAAGATACTACAGGTATATTTTTAGAGATTTCCTCAATGGTCATCTCAAATGAATCAGGGCATGCATAACGATTTTTTGCAATGTAGGCTGGACTTTCAGTTACGTGCAATAAGCGTTCACCAGTTGTAATACCACGGTTTACCGTATTATTAAAACCGACGTCTGCCTTCTTGACAATAACCTTAAAGCCTGCATACGCCACTACGTCACACCATTCCTGCAACAATGCATTACAGCGGTTAGGTAACTTAGGGACAAATCTATCATACGGCTCGGTCAATGGGTTCTCATAACGAACCACAGAGGCATGAGCGAGTAGAACAATATTCATACCCTTTTTGCGGCGTAATGCGTCTAGACCCTGAAGGATCTCACGGAATTCTTCTGCTACGTAAACCTGATTCTTACCGTACCCGAGGTCTTTCGCGTCGTATGATGATTCAACATTCTTAGAGATTAAAGGTTCAACTAGCCAATCTACCGAGTCGATAACTAATGTTTTGAATTCGTGATCTTCTTTGAGCAGCGTTTTGATTGCCCCTACTACGTCACCAATTTCAGCGGCGCGAGGGAATGAAGTTACGTCAAGAGAATCAATACCGTCTTCAGTATTAACAAAAATTGGCGCTGGAAATTGAGCCGCGATTGTGCTCTTACCAATACCATGATTTCCGTAAATACAAATTCGAGGAGGTAGTTCCTGCTTTCCCTTGACAAGGGAATCCATAAAGCTCATGTTTATTTCCTTTATTAAAAGTTTAAATACACGGGAAAATACTGAAAGGTTCGGCTGTCAAACTGCAACAACTTAATTTCATTCCCAGGATTATTTTGCGCCAATACTCCGACGCACACTGCTGACAACTTTGGATCTCCAATCATACAAAGGTAATCATTTTCTTGGAAATCCTTTAAAACATCTCGGGCATGCTCTACGGGGTCTTCATACTGAACGTCAGTAAAGACGTGTTCAATTTCCCCAAAACGTGCTGCGTCCTTGATAGTTTTACGTTGGGTGTTGTCTACTACCCAAACTACTGCTGGCTCTAGATTTAATTCATCTTGCATTTTTTCCTTTCCTGTTATTTTGTTTATGTTTGAATTATAGCTTATAAAAATCTTTCTGCTCCAATATCTTTAATTACCTTCATAATCTCCTTATAGTACCAATCGTAGTTTAAATCTTCAGGAATACTAGTCGGTAACGTCATGCATTCCCTAGCTCCGTCAGTCTTTGCCACTTTATTCCCGTTTGAGGCATAAGTAAGGGGTGGTAACTGTTCCCTCGTTTGATACCATCTCACCGTTTTACCGAGGTATTTATCACCCTGAACTCCGCCGCCAGTTACCGAGCGCACGCTGATAAAGTCTGTTAGAGGTGAATTCATTACCGTGTCTTTAAACTTTGTACCGTAGGCTAGCCAGAGTCCCACTGCCTTTGAGACTACGGGCGCGGTTGGGTTCTTACTGAGCGTCGGTGCGCTATATATACCTTTGATTTTGACTGAGCGATCCTGCTTTACGGCAAAATAATTGTTTACGTCTTTAAGTGCTACTACTCGATACGGAGTGTCCTCAAATATAAAACCTGTGAGTTCACTGAACTCCTTGACAATTTTATGAACCTTTGTAACCTCATTCCGTTTATGCCTGAGCATGATGCCGTCCGTATTGGCAGATACCACTTGAACACCGTTATCCTCTAAAGTCTCAATTAGGTTCAAAAGAGTTAGCTGCCCCGTCAAGGTAATATTAATCATCACATCAGGGGAATAAAGTGCGGAATACTTACTCGCTGTTTTACCGAATGTGCCGTTCAATGCAATCCGTAATGAATCGGCAATCACCATGTTCTTTTGACGTTTACCTTCTAATCGTCTCTCGAACACTTTGCGATACTCATCAATAAAGGTTGTACCAGTATTAACAGGTATGAGGTTGCAATTAAGCAAAATGCTAGGGTAATAACTAGCAACGTCATAATCAACAATTTGATACTCATCGTCAGTAACATAGCAAACCTTCCTATCATGTTGAGAATGAAGTCCACCGACTCCCATTTGATAAATACCTTTATTTATCATTATCAAATCTTCTTTTAAGAACGCAGGTAGTATAACATGACCCGTATATTGATTAACTTCATATACGTGATTTGACATCTTGAGAGCCAACTCATTCAAATCATCCCGCTTAAAGTTTATAAAATTAGGTTTTATGTATTGAATACTTTCAGGAATCTTTACCGCGCCTCTTTTTATTCCGAGCCTTTTCAGGAACATCTGTTCAGCTACCTGCGAGTCAGATTTAGAACGAGCATCAAAACCATACTCCTTACTAATTTCAACTCTAAGCTGGAGTTGCCCTTGCAGTTTATTATAAAGAGTCTCAGTGGTGTCTAGGTCATTCTTGCAGTAATCCCAAACCATTGGTCTGTCGTTATATGCTACTTCCTCAGAATGATGAAACGGTAGGTCTTGAACTACAGGCATGTTCATACGCGCTCCGTAAGTCTTCAGACTTACAAAGCTCGGAGCAACCTCAATCAAGTCAATGTGGTCAATCATCGGTATCTTGAATCTGAATTGTTTTTCAGCATCCCAAGGCATCAAGTTTTGATTAATAATGATATCCCCAAAACCTTTTGTCTCAGCAAATGAATGACCTGATAGAAAATAACTAATGACGGGCATGTCATATCTTGCACCGTTGAAGCTAACGAATGTATTCTTTGATTTGAAAAGAGACTTAATCTTCTCACGAGCGTCTTCCTCATCTCCCCAGATGCCAAAG